TCTCGGCAAGGACCAGTGATCCGATCAACTTATCTGGATAGGCAGCGGACAGATCGTTCTCAATGGTGCGTGGTTTGCGGCCATCTGCGGTCAACTTGTCCTTGAGCGCCGACCTGCTTACATAGGGTAAACCACTACGAGTTTCAGCACCTGTGCCCCACCATGAATTCTCAAATGCCTTGCGGTTGGCGTCAATTTTGGATTCTTTTTTAGGGGACTGAGGGGTCTGGGCTATGACGATGACGGCGCTGGTGACGGGCTGGTCGTCTTCGTCGCGCCAACCGGGGATGGTGACCTGCTGAAGCTCAACGTAGACGGTCTCGGCCATTTCAGCGTCCTTGGACTTGCGCTGGATGACCTGCATGGGGTAGTCGTCCTTAGCGGGGACGATGCTGATCTCGATGTCCAGAGCGCCTCGCCACGCGCTGGAGCCTCGGGCGCGGTGCTGGGCCTCCTCGGAGACGCCGGTGTGGTGGACTAGGATGACGGAGCAATCGAACTCTTGCATGAGGGAGTTGCAGGAGTCAAGCATGGTCTTGGCGTCTTGGGCGCTGTTCTCGTCTCCGGCCAAGAACCGGTGCAGGGTATCGACGACGATGACGTTGGGCCTACAGGACAGGGATCGGATGTGCTCGATTACCTTGAGGTAGCCGGTTGGGGTGTTGAGGTCGCAGCCGTCTTTAGAGAGCCACATGTTGAGCTTTCCGGCCTTATTGTGGTGCTTCCATGCGGCGACTCGGCCACGTAGACCGTGGTGGCCCTCACCGGCCAGATAGACGACGTTGCCTTGGCGCACCTTGTGGCCTGCCCAACTCTCGATGCCGCTTGCCATGCGCAGGCACCAATCGAGCACTACGAAGGTCTTGCCGCCGCCAGACGGTCCGTGGACCATGACCAAGGCTTGGGACTGGATCCAGCGCTTGACCAGCCACGAGATGGGGCTAGGTTGGGAGCAGAAGTCGTCGGCTGGGACGAGCCAGTCGTCGGCTGTGGGCATGAGCAGGCTGGCTAAATCGTTGCCGGATTGAGCGTAGTCGTTGGCGTCGCCCTCGGTGGGGATCATGACCATGCGAGCGCCGTGCTTGGCTGAGGCCTGCTCTGCGTAGCGCTGACCGACGCCGGACTTGTCGTGGTCGGCCACGATGACGATGTCCTGAGTTGCGCCATGCATTTGCCTAAGAATACCTGTAACGGGGACTAGGTTGCTGGCGCTGTAGGCAACGGCGACGGGCCTGTTGGTGGTCTCGTGAATGGTGGCTGCGGTGGCAAAGCCCTCGGCCACGTAGAGCGTGCCTAGCTCGTCTAGTGAGCCTAACATCCAGAACTTGCCGGTGGTCTGACCGCCTGAGTGGTAGAGCTTGCCGCCCTCGTGGTCGATGTACTGTAGGGTGCTGAGTGTGCCGTCTGCATCGTACAAGGGGACTACCAAGCGGCCATCGCCGGTGGTTCTAGCGCCATGAACGCCAATGCCCTTCTTGGCTAGGTAGGGGTGATCTGCAAGCGCTGCTTGTGCGCCTGTCCAGATCTTCTCGACGGTCTCGCTAGCGACCTGATGCTGGCGCTCAAGGGCGGCGTCCCGAAGGGCTTTGGCCTCGGCAAGGCGCTTGGCGTGGGACATCTCCTCGGTCTGGGTGAGCTTGCGGCCTACGTCGGCACGCCACGTCTGCTCCATGCCCATGCGCCAGCAGCCAAAGCGACCAGCGGGGATGCCGTCACCGAAGACGAGATACCAGCCGGGCTTGTCGCCGTGGCCGGGCGAGCCTTTTGTGCCCGAGCGAAAGCGGTGAATCTTGCCGTCGAAGTGTATTTGCTCTGGTGGCTCCAGCCCCGCAGCACGCATGGCGTCTATGAGCTGCGCCTCGGGGGGAGCGACTAACTTTTCAGGGGATGGTGACCAAGGACCTCCAAGGACTTTTGAGAGATCAGCCATTTTTAATCTCCAGAGAAGCTATGGCTTCCTCAATTAAATCAATCGCAGCGTCCCAATAACCACCTTTTGCTAATTCAACTGCTTTTTCTAAAATTTCTTTTATTTGAATATTTGAGAGGTCAGACATGCGTCACCGCCTGCCTCGTCAAGTAATCGCTCAAAGCCTTAACGGTCTCGTACAGGGGCTTGGACTCGTCCTGCATGAAGCGGTAGACAGTGGCCGGATGCACGCCTGCGTTCTCTGCCACCCTCTTGAGATTGGCATCTTCAAGTCGTTGTTTAATTTGCTCAACAGTCATCATAATTTGCACCTCAGTAAATATTTTTGCGAGAACGCTTGCATCATAGCCTGTTTTGTGTTTATGATGCAAGCACACCCAGAACAGATTTCCTGAAGTGGGTGAAATCAAGGAGAGCCAGATGGCTATCAATCTAAAGTCAACAGGCGGTTTAACTGCCAATGGTGTGAAGTTGTTGGTGTACGGACAAGCTGGGGCGGGTAAGACCGCGCTGGTCAAGACGTTGCCCAATGTGATCGTGCTCAGTGCCGAGGGTGGTTTGCTGTCCATTCAGGACGCTGACCTGCCCTACATTGAGATTGCGTCGATGGAGGACTTGCGCGAGGCGTTTACGTGGTGCAAGGAATCTAAAGAGGCGGTGAAGTTTCAGTCGGTGGCGTTGGACAGTATTTCGCAAGTTGCCGAGGTGGTGTTAGCGCATGAGATGAAGAAGTCGAAGGACGGACGGGCAGCGTACGGCGAGATGAACAGCACCATGCAGGAGCTGATCAGGGCGTTCCGTGACCTGCCTAACAAGCACGTGTACATGTCGGCCAAGTTGGAGAAGTCTACGGACGAGATGGGCAAGATGCTTTACAACCCCGGCATGCCCGGTAAGAGCTTGACCCAAGGCCTGCCCTACTTCTTTGACGAGGTGCTGGCGCTGCGTGTTGAGCGCGATGCCGAGGGCGTAACGCAGCGTGCTTTGATGTGCGACTCGGACGGCCTGTGGTTGGCGAAGGATCGCTCAGGCAAGTTGGAGTCGTGGGAGGCACCTGACCTTGGCGAAATTATCAAGAAGATCGGGAGCAAAAAATGAGCGACCTCAAAGAATTGAGCGCTGAGTGGTTGCGCCACAAGACTGCCGAGGAGCATGCGGTCACAGAGCGCCGCAAGATTGAAGACCAGATCGTCAAGGAGCTAGCGCTGCCTGATGCGTTTGAGTCTACTGAGACAGCAGAGCCGCAAGGCTTTGTGGTCAAAATCTCTGGCCGCATTGACCGCAAGGTTGACTCGGAGAAGTTGCAGATGCTGGCGACTGAGTCAGGACTGTCTGAGCATTTGGCGACTCTGTTTCGCTGGAAGCCGGAGATCAATATGACGCTCTGGAAGGCAGCAGATGTGTCTATCACTAAGTCGTTGGCGGGTGCGATTACATCGAAGCCCGGACGTCCCTCTTTCAAAATCACTATCAAGGAATAAATCATGGCCTTTCTTACTGAAACTTTTGACGTTAACGAGTTGCCCGTTGGCAACGCAAACAACTTTGAGCCTTTGCCTGCTGGTTGGTACACATGCACCATCTCGCAAGCTGAACTCAAAGACACCAAGGCTGGCAACGGCCAGTACATCAAGCTGCGCTACGACATCACTGGACCGACGCATCAGGGTCGTGTGGTGTTTGGCAACTTGAACATCAAGAACGCCAACCCAAAGGCCGAGGAGATCGGACGCCAGCAGTTGGGCGAGATCATGCGTGCGATTGGTCTGGCTAAGGTGACTGATACGGATCAGTTGATTGGTGGACAGATCAGCATCAAGCTGGACATCAAGCAGGACGCACAGTATGGCGCAAGCAATGAGGTTCGGGGCTTTAAGTCGGTGTCGGGCAGCGTAGCGCCTAGCGCTACACCAGCACCGGCATCTGCGCCAGCGGCTGCTGCCAAGGCTGCGCCACCTTGGGCTAAGAAGTAAGCCAAAAAAAGCCCCGCACTGATTAGGGTGCGGGGCAAGTAACAATCAAGGAGAGAACCCATGAAGATTCCCGAAAACGATAATACCATTCAGGCGCTGGTTGATAAGCACCACGAGTCAAAGCCAGAGAAGCCACGCGCACACCTTGGGGCTAGTTCGTTAGGCCATGCCTGTGACCGCTGGTTGTGGTTGTCGTTCCGGTGGGCTGTGCAGCCTGAGTTCTCTGGCCGTATCTTGCGTCTGTTTCGTAGGGGGCAGAACGAAGAGGCCACCATCATCAGTGACTTGAGGGCCATTGGCTTGGATGTGCGCAAGGTATCTGCACAGCATCGTGTAGATTTTGGTAGCCACGTCTCTGGATCGTTAGACGCCATCATTGATAAGGGCGTGCCCGAGGCACCGAAAGCCAAGCACGTGGCCGAGTTCAAGACGCACAGCAAGAAGTCGTTTGATGCGTTGGTCAAAGACGGTGTAGAGAAGGCCAAGCCCGAGCACCTTGTGCAGATGCAGGTGTACATGCACGGCACTGGCATTGATCGTGCGCTGTACGTTGCCATCTGCAAGGACGATGACCGCATACATACCGAGCGCGTGAAGTACGACAAGGAGGTCGCTGAGAAGGCGGTGCGTCGTGGTCACTACATTGCATTGTCAGAGCGTATGCCAGCGCCTATCAGTTCGGATCCGAGTTGGTATCAGTGCAAGTTCTGCGATGCACGTAATTTTTGCCACGAAAGCAAAACCACCAAGCACGTCAACTGCCGCACCTGTGCTAATGCCACACCGCAGGGGGACAGCACTTGGCACTGCGCTAAGTGGAACGATGTGATCCCAGTGGACTCACAGCACAAAGGTTGCGAGAGCCATGTTCTGCACCCTGATCTAGTGCCGTGGCAGCGCAAGGACGGGCCTGATGAGTGGACTGCGGTGTACGAGATCAATGGCGTCAAC